AACATAAAATAGATACATTAAAAAGTAATGTTAAAGTTGTAGTTAAATATGTTGATTCATCTAAATTAGCTATTGATAATTTCACTGAAAAAGAATTAATTGCTTTCTACCATGAACGCTATCCAAAAGACACATCAACTAATAAACTCCCAGTAGCACAGCCTGTATTAACAGAAGCTGCTAAAGAATTAGCTGAACTAGATGGTACTAGAAAAATGTTAACATTGAAAGATAGTATATTGGCTAATATAGGTAGACAATTAGAAGTAAAAGATAGTATAATTAATGTTTATGTAAGTAAAGAAGGTGATTACAAAACTATTATAGTTAATCAAGACTCACTTATAAAGAATTGGGATAATAAGTATAAAGAATTAGATAAAAAATATCAAAAAGCAAAAGTAATGAATAAAGTCATTAAAACTGCTAGTGGTATTATAATAGCTGCTGTTTTAATTTTATAATTCCTCTACTCTGTTAAATATAAAGCTCCGCCAAAAGCGGAGCTTTTTGTATATTTATATATATGAGTCAAACACAAATTAAAGAAATAATTAAACAAGAGTATATTAAATGCGCTTTAGATCCTGTACATTTTTTTCGTAAATATTGTTATATTCAACATCCTGTTAAAGGACGAATATTATTCCATCTCTATCCTTTCCAAGAAGCAGTATTAAACGATTTTAGAAATAATCGTTTTTGTATTATAAATAAATCAAGACAATTAGGTATTTCTACATTAGTAGCTGGTTTTTCATTGTGGACTATGTTATTTAATAAAGATAAAACAATATTATGTATAGCTACTAAACAAGAAACTGCAAAACAAATGGTAGATAAAGTACAATTTATGTATAATAATTTACCTAATTGGTTAAAAGGTAATCAAAAACCAATATCAGATAATAAATTATCACTTAAGCTAGCAAACAACTCTCAAATAATAGCTACTTCAGCTGCATCTGATGCGGGACGATCATATGCTGTTTCTTTATTATTAATGGATGAGGCTGCTTTTATTGAAGGTATTGATAGAATATATACCAGTATTAAACCAACGATAGCAACAGGTGGTGGAGGTATTGCTTTATCTTCACCAAATGGTGTTGGTAATTGGTTCCATAAAATGTGTACAGACGCTGAAATTGGTAAGAATGATTTTAAATATATTAAATTACCTTGGAATCTCCATCCTGATAGAGATGAGAAATGGGAACAAACTGAAAGAGCAAATATGTCTCCTAGGGAATTTGCTCAAGAATATGATTGTGACTTTCTAGGTTCAGGTAATACTGTAGTAGGATCCGACTTATTATCTTTTTATGAAGAAACTTATATACAAGATCCTGTGGAGCGTCGCTTTATGGGTGGTGACTTTTGGATTTGGAATTATCCTGATTATAATAAGCAGTATATTGTATGTGCTGATGTGGCTAGGGGTGATGGTAGTGACTACTCTGCATTCCATGTCATCGATGCAACAACGTGTGAGCAAGTTGCTGAATATAAATCGCAAGTAGATACTAGAACATATGGTAATATGCTTGTATCTGTTGCTACTGAATATAATAATGCATTGTTAGTAGTAGAAAATGCTAACGTAGGTTGGGATGTAGTTAATACTATAATTGAAAAAGGATATCAAAAATTATATTATTCACCTCGTGCTTATGGTGAAATACATATTGACAAATGGTTATCTAAAATGGAATCTGAACAAACAGTTCCTGGTTTTACTACATCAACTAAAACAAGACCACTTGTTATTTCAAAAATGGAGTCGTATATTAGAGAGAAAGCATTTATTTTTAGGTCAAAACGCTTATTAGAAGAATTACGTGTGTTTATTTGGCAACATGGTAAAGCACAAGCACAAAACGGTTATAATGATGATTTAGTTATGGCATTAGGTATTGGTTTATTTACTAGAGATACTGCAATGAAATTCTATGAGCAAGGATTAGATTTAAATCGTGCAATGATTTCAAGTATAGGACGAACAAGTTATAACGCCCAACCTATGTTACCTAATATTAATCAACCAAACCCATTTATGATGAATGATGGACGAGGTGGATTTGAAGATATAACATGGATTTTTTAATTAATAAATATTTATAGATACAATAAAGCAATATAATGGTAGAAAATAACCAACAACAACCAGGTTTATTTAATAGGCTTACACGATTGTTTAGTACAGATGTTATTATTAGAAATGTTGGTGGAAATCAACTCAAAGTAGTAGATGTTGATAAAATTCAAGCTTATGGTAATGTAAAGACAAATGCATTAATAGATAGATATACAAAACTTCATCGTTATGGAGCTAATATGCCCTATAACCCAACAATGAACTACCAAACACTTCGTATTCAGTTATATACTGACTATGAAGCTATGGATACAGAATCTATTATAGCATCTGCTCTTGATATTGTAGCTGATGAAGCAACATTAAAGAATGAAGCAGGTGAAGTATTACAAATCAGAAGTGCTGATGAGAATATTCAACGTATATTATATAATTTATTCTACGATATATTAAATATTGAGTTTAATTTATGGTTGTGGATTAGAAATATGTGTAAGTATGGTGATTTTTATTTACACATGGAAGTCGCTGAAAAATTTGGTGTATACAATGTAACACCTCTTTCAGTGTACGATATGATTCGTGAAGAAGGACAAGATCCTGAAAATCCATCTTATGTTTGTTTTAGAATAGATCCAATGGTTATAGCCGCTGGTGGTATAAGTAATCGTGTTAAAGATAGAGATGGTAAAATTAAATTTGAAAACTACGAAATAGCGCATTTTAGACTATTAACTGATGCTAACTACCTTCCATACGGGAGATCATATATTGAACCTGCTCGTAAAACGTATAAGCAGTATGTGTTAATGAAAGATGCAATGCTGTTGCATCGTATCACTCGTGCTCCAGAAAAACGTGTATTTACTATTAATGTTGGTAATATTCCGCCTCATGAAGTGGATGCTTACATGCAGAAGGTAATGCAAAAAATGAAAAAAACACCTTACATTGATCAACAAACAGGTGAATATAACTTAAGATATAACTTAATGAACTTAATGGAAGACTTTTATCTTCCAGTTCGCGGTAATGATACAGCAACTAAAATAGACACTGTAAAAGGTCTTGAATATAATGCTATTGAAGACGTAGCATTCTTACGTGATGAAATGTTAGCTGCACTTAAGATACCTAAAGCATTTTTTGGTTTTGAAAAAGATCTTGAAGGTAAAGCTACATTAGCCGCTGAAGATATTAGATTTGCTCGTACAGTAGAGCGTGTACAACGTATTGCTCTTTCTGAATTATATAAAATGGCCCTAGTACATTTATATGTTCAAGGATATGATGGTGAATCATTAACTAATTTTGAATTATCATTAACTACTCCATCTATCATCTACGAACAAGAAAAAGTAGCATTATGGAAAGAAAAAGTTGACCTAGCTAAATCAATTCAAGACACTAATTTATTACCTTCAGATTGGATATATGATAATGTATTCCAATTCAGTGAAGATCAATATGATGAGTATCGTGATCTAATGCTTGAAGACAAGAAACGTGGGTTTAGATTAGCTCAAATTGAAAATGAAGGTAACGATCCCGCTAAATCAGGTAAATCATACGGCACACCACATGATTTAGCTTCATTGTATGGTAAAGGTAGAACCGGGATGAATGCTGATGGACCTATACCTCCTGGATATGATGAAAAGCGTCCGGTTGGTCGTCCTAAAGAAAGAGCCTCTATCATTGGCACTCAACAGGACCCATTAGGTAAAGATAGACTTGGTAGAAAAGCAAATAGTACTCTTTATACTGCTAATATTCCTTCTGAAGATAGTACTCCAAAAGGAGGTTCACCTGTTGCTTTAGCTGAATTAAAGAAAAATAAAAGCTTATTAGAAAGTATCAATGTAGAACGCAAAAAGCTAATATACGATGAAGAAAATGATATGCTAAATGAAAAAAATATTAAGGATATTTAACAAATACATATTTATAAGCAGTAATTTCTATTATGTCAAAAATTAAACACAGTAAATTTCGCAATACTGGTATACTATTTGAATTATTAGTACGCCAGATAGCATCTGATACTTTATCTAATAAAGACTCTACAGCTGTTAATTTAGTTAAAAAATATTTTAACAAAACTGAATTAACTAAAGAATATAAAATATACCAGACTTTAATCAATTCAAAACTTTTAAGTGAAGCTAAAGCTGAAACATTCATAAATACAGCATTAGATGCTTCTTTGCGTTTAAATAAAACTACTTTACGTAAAGAAAAATATAATTTAATTAAAGAAATCAAAGAAAACTACGACTTAGAAGAATTCTTTAAAGCAAAAATTAATCACTATACGCAATACGCTGCTTTATTTAACTTAATTGAATCTCATAGCTCAACAGAATTTATTGATCCTAAACTTATTATCGATAATAAAATTACTTTATTAGAGCATATTACACGTAAAGAAGTTAATAAAGAAGACGTTAAAGATGGTGTAATAGAAGAATACATGAAACTAGATAAAGGTTCTCGTATACTTGCTTATCGTATGTTATTAGAGAAATTCAATACTAAATAC